ACCAATTTTTTCACCTTGATACTCTTTTTTATATTGCCACTTCATCTTATACAGATGTTGCTGCAAGTAATTCTGCTACTATTGCAGCAGGTGTTGATGCTGATGCACCAGAAATACCACTTAATATTCTCAATGGCTCACCTTGCTCGGCTTTCATTGTCATAGAGAATAAGTTATCATCCGTTTTAGCACGTCCACTTGTTGACTCAAAAGATGCAAAAGCTACAAAACCTTCTTCTAAAGACTCTTCATCATAACCGATGAACAACAATGTGTCCTGGTCATATAACCTTGCTACCATATACTGCTCACAAGCATTTCTAATTTCTGTTAATTCTTTTCTTTGTAGTCCAGTTGGGTTAGCTACTGCAAAATTAACGTTAACCTCGTTGCTTCTTTCCATTGACTCAGTCACTTCGCATTCTCCACGTTTGAAATTAATTTTACCAAAGCCATCACCTGCTGATGCAAAGACAAGATTAGTAATATCGTGGTCTGTACCTAAAGCAATAGTAGGTAAATCTTCTACCTTAATTGTGTAAAGTTCTTTTACACCTGCCGTTTTTGGGCAATTTGTCCCAGCTACTGGGAGTAATTGTAAATTTGCTGACATTTTTATATATATTTTTAATAGAATTAGGGAGAAATTAATCTCCCTTTATCTATTGGTTATTTAAATCCTATCGGTAAAGTACGATGTCTTCTCCGTTAGTATAATTAACATCAAATGCATAGTCACATCTGTATCGCACTGTTCTATCTCCAGTTGCTTCAAATTGAGGCAAGATAGCTAAGTTATTCCATTCTGCATCTAGTGCAGTTCCAAAATGAAGATTAGATACGTTAGCTGCTACAATCGTGTTCGTAGGTAGGAAAGGCAAGATAGCCATTTTCTGTCCTAAGAAATCTAATTCTTTAGCACCTATAAAGTAAGAACCTGCACCATTAGCTGCTGCTGCTTGTGCAATGCTGTAAGCTTTGCCTAATGCTTTGTTACCATAGATGTAGAAATCTGGGTCATCTTCTACTGATTGGCTTAAACCATTATAAACTCTCGTTAAAACAGATAGTGCATTAGATGCGTTAATAGTTGCAGCGTTTCCACTTGTAAAAGTTCCAGCAAATCCACTTGAATCAACTGCAATTGTAAAGGTAGGAGGAAATGCAGCATTATCAACCGCAGTAACCGCATAAGATTTTCCATTAAATGTTGTTCCCCAAATTGGGTCACTTCCTACTACTGAAGAAAAAGTTAATACATCACCTACTGCTATCTGTGTGTTACCATCACCTTGAATAGTTGTTGTAACTCCAGGAGTAAGTGTACCAAGTGCTATTTTTGCAGAATCTACTTTGTTTGTATCAGAACCAGCTTCCAACTTTGGAATTAATCCATCTACTACATTAGTAGATGCAGAAACTGTAATTTTAGATAATTGACCTGCTGCTACTGAACCTCTCCAAATAGAAGCATCAATAAACTTAGAACGGATTCCAGCCATTTGCTCAATCATAGCTTCTTCTAAAGTAGCTGGAGGAACAAAGTCACCTGCTCTACCTCTTGGCTGCTGTGATGCATACCAGGTAGCGTTTAAGTTAGAGTAATCATACTCTACTGCATCCATAAATTTCTTTGGGTCTAAGTATTTCTCATCCAAAGATAAAGAACCTGCGCTTGAAAAAGCTGCTACAGAATCTTGTACGTTTAATGTGTTAGCCATAGTTTTTACTACTGCTCTTGAATCAATGTCTGTATGTACAGATATTAATCCGTTTTCAATCGTTTTACCTCGTAAAATCGACTGCGCTATTACGCCTTCTAAATCTTTTCCAGCGTATGTGCTTGTTACTAATGTTGGTGTTGCCATTTTTTAATTTATTTTATGAAATTTTGAAAATTATTTAAGTGTCTTTGCCATATTGGTGTATCAGCGTTATTAGTTGTAGATACTTTTTTAGTTGTTGTAGGCTCTACAAGATTTTTGATAGCTTCTTTTACTTCGTTTTTGATAACGTCAGCCATATTCTCTTTTTTAGATTTTTCATCTTCATCTTCCATATCCTCATCATCTCCGTATTTAGCATCTACTTCTACTTCTTCTTCTTCCATTGGCTCTTCTTCGCTTGGCATCATTTCTGCCATATGCTCTTCCAATGCAACAAGTCTTGGCTCAAGAATTTGCATTACTTCGCTGATAATATCAGTTACTTCTTCTGGTGTAACTTCGTTTTCTACAGCTACATCATTTGTTGGAGTTTCGCTTTCATTAGATAGCTTATTCCAAATTTTTTGTAACAAAGACTTTTCCTCTGTCACAACTTCTTGTGGTGTTTCTTCCATTTTTACTTCTTTTTGATTAATTAAATTATTTGGTACTAAAATTCCTTTATTGACAAATTGGTCTTTACAGTAATTGGTAACTTTTTTAGTTTCCCACTCATTGCCGACAAATCCATACATTTTTGCTTCTTCATATGTAAGCCATTCTCCGTGACCTGCATTGCGTTCCATTAGTTCATCTATTGCTATCTGCTCAACTCCTAAATTTAAATAAGCCTGGTTAAGTGCAGATTGCCACTTGTTCAAGTCATTAATAGCATCTTGCATATCGTTCTCGTTTCCCTCTGCATAAGACATAACCTTGTGAACTAAAAACAATCCAGTGTTATCCATAAAAATGTGGTTTACTGAACTTGCTGCACTACCTATGATTGTAGATGCTGATGCATTCGCACCTCTGTAATATGTATTTATTGTCGCACCACTGTTTTTAAGTAGTGAATATATAGCTAAAGCGTGTGATACATCACCACCTAAACTCTCCATTGTCAAATTGATTACCTCAACATCTAACTCTTGCAAGGCTTTAATTTCTTTAGCCTTTACTTCGCTTGTGTTCTTTTGGTAATCATCGAAATTATCTGCCCAAACGTTATATCCAATGTCACCAAATATCTCTATATCTGCAACTTTGTCTTTTTTCTTTACGTTTAAAAAAGGTGTAATTTTCATATCATACAAAAATACATCCTAAACCTTGCAATATTTACAAATAATATATAAAACAAAAAAGCCCTACAATTTAATGTAAGGCTTTTTATATTTTGTTTTTAGTTTAGCAATTATTTTTTTCTTGCTCAGTTAAATTATCCCAATTTCTAACAAATATACTAACTGCTTCTCTGTAATTTTTAGAATGAAAATAGTCACCTTCTCTTGCATCAAAAGTTGACCAAACTATATTGCCTAATTCATCTTTAGTTTTCTGAACATTTCTGTTAATGTATTCTTGTATTTGGTATTGTTTTGTCATTTTTTTTGTTTTTGATTACTTTGATACCTCTAAGATAAACAAAAAAATAACAAACCAAAGAATTTTGTAGTATTTATTTTTATTTTTTTTTCTTAGCTATAATATAGATTGAGATAATCTCTAAGAATGCAGCAGACCTCGTAGTATTCCATACGTTCATAAAAAGCGAGATATTCCCGAATGTACTCTTCTTGCTCATCATCAAGCCATTCCATTATATCCTCCTCAGTCATTAAAAGAATAATGCTGTTGTTTACGCTTGTCACGAGTTCGTAATTAGGTAGATTGCCCTCAAGCTATAGCCATACTTCCTGGCTAACTTGTTGCGAATGTCTAACACACTAATGCGACCAGTATTCTGATTGTCAAAATCTGCTTTTATAGTGCGTTTAATGGACTCTCTATTGAGCAATCCTTTATCGGCTGCGGCTAATGCCTCTTTAATATGTTCTTGCTGACTCAACGTTGTTTACTTTATTTTGTAAGTTACTAAAATCTTGCTCTACATTTACTACTTGCATACTTCTATTTTCATTAACGCTTACCAATTCGCTTACTCCGTCGCTTACTTGTTGGCTTATGCTTGATGCTGTTACTGGTGCTACATATCCACCCTCTGCAAACATCTTTGGTAACTGCAAGTTATTCAAAGCATTCATAAAAGGCAAACCATAATGGTCAACAGCTTTGGTTTTGTGGATAAATTCTCCACCTTCAGCCTCAAATCCACCTCTACCAGCTACGCTAAAAGGCACACCACCTTGTGCGTGACTTGCTCCTTGTATTACTCCACCTTCTGCAAACTTCTGTGCTTTGATTTGTTGAATATTTGCCGAGTATGTTCCAGTTAATATACCTGCGTTAATTGCACCAACTATTGGGCCAGCAACTGGCCCCAATCTTAGTGCTTGTGCAAATGCTTGGATTAAACCTTCAAAGTAAGACATTGTTGCACTTGCAATATCCATCTTTTTTTGCTTTTTAAATGCATCTTTTCTTACTTTAGTCTTTTGATTTTCTGCTGCTTCCTCACTTATAACACCACTTTCTACTTGTTTATCAATCGCAGCTATTCTTTCATCTGTTCGAGTTTGTAGATTTTGTGATGCTATGGCTAAAATTTGGTCTATCGCACCTATAGCAAATGAAAAACTGCTTATAATTTTTTCAGTTTTTTCATCGTCTAATCCTAAACTATCACCAAACGTATTTCCCTCTTCATCTTTACCTACATTATTAATTTGACCATCTAACGTAGCTAAATCAACACCTAATTCAGCAAGTCTTTTCTTTAGTTGTTTTAACTGCTCATCACTTAATATTGCATCTCCTATACCACCTTCTGTACTTGCTGTAGCATCTACTACTTGTTGTTGCAATATTTGTATTTGGTCTTCAACTAATTTTTTAGCTTCTATTAATTTTTGTTCGTTGTATTTTTTTGTTAACTTTTGCTGTGCTTCCAAGTTTCCATCTAATGCTTGGAATTGTCTCAAATATGCTTCTTCATTTTGCAAGGCTGTTAACGTTGCAGCATCTTCTTCGTTTTTAATTTTTTCCTTAATACCTGCTAATTGTAAATCTGCTAATTTATTATTGCTTTCAGCTATTATTGCTCTTCGTTCTAATTCACTTAAATTAGTTTGCGCCAATATAGCTTCTCTTTTTTTGTTCTCAACCTCTATTAAAGATGCTACCTGGTCACCTCCTTGTGCTTTAATAAGTTTTAATTCTGCTGCTAAATTTTCTCTTGATAATTTTTCATTTTCTGCACCAATCTGTTTTTTAAATCTTAAGTTCTGAGTAAATACGTTTGCTTTGGCAGTTTCTAATGCTAACTCTTTTTGCACCAATAACTCAGCATCCTCTAAACTATCTACAGCTAAGTCACTACGTCTTTTTTGTATGTCAAATTCTTTCTGTGCAACTTCCACTAAGTTTTTTAGTCTTACTTCTTGTAAATCTCTTGCCTCTTCAAGTTTTTCTACGATTTCAGCTTGAGTTAAGTTAACCTTATCTGCTGCTTCTACCCTAAGTTCTGCAAGGTCTTTTTCCAGCTTAACGTTTGTAATCATTAACTCTCTCTTTCTAAATAACAGCTTGTTCTCATCTCTTTGTATATTTGCAAAAGCCTCTGCATCACTAATCACTTCCTTAGTAAAACCTTTTATAGCTTCTTTGCCATCTTCAAACACCTCAACAACTGCCACACCAACTTCTTGAATCTTTCCCATTGGGTCTTCTATTCCAGTTAATCCTTGTGCATAAGCATTTCCCAAATCCTTAAATCCATTTACTACATCACCACTAAATATCTTAGCTAAACTTTTACCAGCTAATCCTAAAGCGTTGATTCTATTCATTACCTGGTCTTTAATAGTATCACCTATTGCCTTAAATACATCCTCTATTTTAAGTTCTTTAATCTTAGTAAAACTTTCTACCACAGTTTTACCAAATGAAGCCATAACAGTGGTGATATTATCTGTCACGCTACCTAAAGCTGCCATTATAACTTTCAATTTTAAAGCACCTTCCTCTGTGCTTTTAAAAAATGCTACCACACTACCCAAAACTACGACAAATGCACCAATACCAGTAGCGAGTAAAGCTAACTTAAACACATTCATAGCTACCTTACCTGCAACAGTTGCTACGTTTAATGCTTTCTGTGCAGCAGTTTGTGAGTTAGTTGCTGCTGTTTGCGCTTGTTGTACACTTTCGGTCACAATCAAAGATTTTGTAGCTTCAATCGTTGCTTTTTTTGTTTCTTCAAAACTGGTAACTAATCCACCTAAATTAGTCCCCATTATTGTTACATTGCCTAATGCGGATTTTATGGATTCTGAATAGTTACCTACATTTCTTCGGTTATCTCCTACTGCTTTTTCGTTCTCTTTTAGTTTGTCGCTTAATTGCTTTATTTGTGCAGTTAATTGTTTGCCTCCATCTGTATTTTCTCTTTGCTCTTTGCTCAATCCATCATACTCTTTAGTAAGTACCTTCAACTGCGCTCTAAGCTGCTCATTTGAGCCTATTTCTCCTTTTAATGCTGCGTTGTATGTATCAACTTCTTTAACCGCTGTTCTACGCTGTGTGTTTGTTTTACTTAATTCATCCTTTTGACCAGCTAATTCAGTCTTACTTTTTTGTATAGATTCTGCCAATACTCTTTCTCTTACAATTTGCTCATCAGTTACCTTACCTTGTGCTTCTTGTTCATCTTTAATAGCTTTAATTTCTTTTTCGTAAAGCTTTATCGCATCCTTAGTATTTTTTATTGCATCTTGCTGCTCAATCTGTTTTTTAGTCAAATCATCCAAGCCTTTTTGCGCTGCACCAAAACCTTTTAACTTTATGTCTATTATTACTTCTTCTGCCATTACTTCATTATTAATTTCGCTTTAACTAATTTCTTTATTATATCGTAATTCCATTCTACGATTTTGTACACCTGGTAATTAAAAATGTACTCCGTTCTATTATTTACTATCGTGCCTAA